GATAGTGATTCAGACTTTCAAACTGAAGCTGATTCGATGGTTACGTTTGTTAAACGAAAGCTCGGCGATGACATTCTAAGCGTAGAGCTCACAAAGAAAGAAATCTGGACGTGTTTTGAGGAGGCTGTTTGTGAATATTCGAGGCTCATTCATGAACTTCGTATTCAATCTGAGTTGGTTAACGTTATGGGAATGTCAACGTCAAGTAACTTGACGAACATAAATCCCCGACAGACGCTCGAGTATTTGATGCGAATGGCAGAACCATACGCAACGGAAGCAGCAATCGGTGGATCGTACGATGCTGATTTAGGGTACATCGATCTTGTTCAAGGACAACAAGATTACGATATTTACGCTGATGTAAAAAGCGCCGCGACCGGAACATTGGGTCAAAATCTCTGGTTATCAATTCCTTCATCATCCCGTGGGAAGATGAAAATTGTTGAATTGTTCCATTTTGAACCGCTTGCTGCTCAACACTTCCTATTGAACGCATCAAACATAACAAACTTTCTTGCAACGAACTTTAACTACGAATCGTACGTTAACAGCACCGTTTTTTACGTTTTACCTGTCTACGAGGATCTTCTTAGAAGAGGAATGTTAGAAACGGCATTCAGGGTCAGAAGATCAAATTACAGCTACAAAATCATAGGTAGCAATCTTAGGATATTTCCAATTCCTTCATCCGAAATGCAGCTTGGCAAGATGTTTATCAAGGTTTTTGCTAGAACGATAAATCCAGTCGACCCAACTGCGATTGGAGGAAGTTTGATGTCGGGAAGTTCTGCAGATTCAACGTTGTACGGCGTTTCAAGTCCAAGCAACGTGCCATTTGGAAATCTACCGTACAATACGATAACACAACCCGGAAGACAATGGATTAGACAATTTTCTCTTGCATTATCGAAGGAAATTCTCGGTCTAAACAGGAGTAAATTTGACGTTATCCCGATACCAAATGCTGATCTTAAATTAAATGGTGATTCATTGCTTCAACAAGCAAGGGAAGATCAGGTAAGATTACGTGATCAATTGAAGGATTGGTTGCAAAACTTGACAACCGCAAAATTGATAGAACAACAGGTCACAATTGCGGAAAACATGCAGAAACAACTTAAGCTTATACCCATGCCTGCAGGTGGAGCAATCACGATAGGTTGATATGAGCAGACTTTACGTAACACCCCGTGAACTAAATTTCATCTCTGACATAACGAAGGAGATATTGAAGGATGTTATCGGGCAGAAAATCATTTACTATCCAATATCAGAATTGAAGACGTTGTCACATGACGTGTACAATGAATCCTTTCAGAAGGTTTACGATAATCCGATACAAATCGATGCTTTGGTCGATTCAAGGTATCAGTCTGACACCAAGATAGGATTATTTGGTGTTGATCAGCAGTATAAAATTGAGGTATTCATTCAATACCGTGATCTTGTCGACAAGGGTTTATCAATCAGCATCGGCGACTTTTTCTCATTTTCAGATATCTTTTACGAAGTCACAGAAACTCAAGTATTAAGAAACATTTACGGTTTACCTGAACACAGGGATGGAATCAAGTTGATAGGAACAAAAGCTCGTCAGGGACAATTCACTGCTCCGATGGTGGGCCCAACTGACGTAAGCTACAATGATGATGATGCAGTTCAAAAGAATTTTTATCAGCAAAGAGGTTTCAGAGAAAATGCCGAAGGTCAAACACACGATAAGCGCGATTTAATTGAAAATGGAATTCTGGAATTACCAGAAGATGGACCAAGGGAAGTATCTGAAAGAGGGGCGCAGAGCGATAATTCAAATAACGCTTCAAGTTTCTACGATGAGGAAAGCTGATGGCAAATCGATTCAACATAACATCAACATCAAGATTTGATGTTCCTGGATTAAAGTCAGGATACGAACCTGGTCAAGAGGGCGTTCTAACGATACCTTCTGTTGGCATCGAGGATGTCGACCGTGCACTCTTTAATTTTCTCGATAAGGAGTCCAAGTTCGTTACAAAAGTTCCCTCGTCGGGTCTCGTAGCAACAGTTCCAGTCATCTTTGCCGCCGGTGAAAAATGGGCATTGCAGAAGCGCTCAATGCCAATGCGTGACAGAAATAACACATTAATACTTCCATTGATAACCGTCATTAGAACAACCGTGGAACAATCACCCGTTTCAGATATAACAGGCAGAGGAATCAATCAACAAACGGGTGAGTTGTACGTCAAGAGGTCGTTAAGCTCAAATGACAGATCGTACCAAAATATCGTCAATCGTTTGGGAATCAAAAATCAACTGAACGTTGCCATCGATAATTCTGCCGTCGTAAATGATGAACTATCAACATCACGCCGTACTGGCGATCTAACGGTTGATCCAACAATACAGGATGGTGGCTTTTTATTGGGTGATAAAAAAAACAACATCGTTGAAACGTTGGCTGTTCCATCACCACAATTTTACACAGCAACGTACGAAGTAACATTTTGGGCACAATTTAATTGGCAAATGTCGCAACTGTTGGAACAGACTATTGCATCGTATCTGCCTCAAGGTAATGCATGGAAATTAGAAACAAATAAAGGTTACTGGTTCATTGCAACGGTTGATGCGAATGTGTTCAATTCAGATAGCAATGCTGACGACATGTCGCAGGAAGAACGAATAATCAAACATAAATTTACGGTGAAGGTCCAAGCATATGTTCTTGCATCAAATGTGCCCGGAGCGCCAATAGCATTGAAACGTTATGTTTCTGCTCCGGTGATAACATTCGATATAAGCACGAATGCCGATGAATTAACGCAGAAAGGTGGAATTGATGAACCTTTCCTTGGTTCCGATGATCCTACGTTGCCTCTGTCTGATTCAACAAGACGTCGAGACGGTCGTGAAACAACCGGCACCAGATTATATCCAAACATAGATGATGTAAACCCACAGGATCCAGCATTACGATCAGTTCCACGAGGGCAATCGCTCGCACGGTTCAAAAAAGTTACGACCGTTGATCGGAATGGAAAAACGGTAACAAAGTTGGTTAGAATTTCTAGCGTTAATACTAGGACCGGAGAAACAACTTTCTCATCTGGCTTTGATTTGGGTGGAACCGATATCATCGTTAGTGATAGTTAACGCATGACAGTTTTCACCTGAGCGCACAATACTTATCATTGCAATCGCACTGCGATGTGGAGTAACTGATGCCTCAAGAAGCAACATTTCGTTCGCCGAATTTTTTTGATAGAGAGATTGATCGTTCTGCGCCAACCGTGGCGGGCCCTACTGGGGTTCCGGCAGGTATAATTGGAACAGCGAACAAAGGACCAGCGTTCGTACCAGTTACGGTAGCAACCTTTGATGAGTTTGCTGCGACGTTTGGGAACCTTGATCCAAAAAACTTTGGACCTTATGCAGTTAATGAATTTTTAAAGCATAAGACCGCGTTAACGTACCTAAGAGTTCTCGGTGCTGGTGCGAATTTAACTGAAACGCACATCAATACAACGATACAAACTGGCCGCGTTCAGAGCGCTGGAGTTTATTTCGATGGTGTCGCTGCCACACATGATTCACGTGGTCGACACACAGGTGCAGTTCAATACATCGTTGCCAAACACTCGCTTCAAACGAATGAAGCGCTTGGAATGCCGATGTTCACTGACAATACGTCGTACAGTGGCGCAACAGTCAATCTTGTTCGAGGTGCTGTTCTACTCGCATCCGGCGCAAGAATGATGGTTCTGAATGGTGACGAGAGCGCCGTCGGCGCCTTCACCGCAGCTGGTCCTGATGACGTAGCAACGGTAGCAAGCAATAAAGTCAAGCTTGTTATTTCTTCAACGTTGGGGAATGAATTTTCAAATGTCGATGGAAATCCTGGCGTTTTGATTTTCACTGCATCATTGAACCCAACCGACGATGATTACTTTGGCAAGGTTCTAAATACAGACCCGGATAAGTTCGTTACAAAGCAGCATTATCTGTACGCAGATTTTTCCGTGGATGATGAAATTGCAACAGCAACATCAGTTGCTGTTCTATCGGGTTCTGCGTCAACAAGCGCAAATTCAGGCGATACTGTGTTGCCGTTCAGAAAAGCATTCGGTGCACTTGACACACGTTTTACAACACCAAAATCAACCTGGTTCATCTCGCAACCTTACGGTAATACTGAACACGATCTTTTCTACTTTGAATCGCTTGACGATGGTGAGTACGCTAACAAGCTTTACAAGATTTCGATAACAAACCTAAAGGCTTCATTGGACGAAGCAAACAAATTTGGAACGTTCACGGTTCAAATAAGGGATTGGAATGATACGGATACGAACCCAAAGGTTCTTGAACAATTTTCAAATTGCTCATTAAACCCAGTTGCTGACAATTACATCGCAAAGGTGATTGGAGATCGTAAGATCACGTACAATTTTGACGCTGTTGTTGAGTCAGAGCGTCGAATCGTTACGTTCGGAAAGTATTCGAATAATTCAAAATTTGTTCGAGTTTCAATGTCGACCGCTGTCAACAGAGGTCTCACACCAAAGGATGCGCTTCCTTTCGGGTTCAGAGGAATTGAAACATTAAAGACAAATGACGCGTTAACCGACGTAGCGTCAGGTACACAAAGACTTGCGGGTGTGTTAGGCGTAAGTTCTGATTCCGCATTGTCAGGATCAATCATTCCGCCCGTTCCATTCAGGTTCAAGGTAACAAAGGGCGATGTTCCTTCAACCGCAGCATGGCAGGGTCAGCCTGGTTCAACAGAGCTTGCGACATCACAATTGTATTGGGGTGTTAAATTTGAGAGAAATACGCTTCCTTTGAATGCAAACATTACGTCTGAAAAGAACAACCTTCTTGATTCTTTTACGAAATTCATGGGAATCAAAAAGTTGGACGTCCTAGTCACCGGTTCGGGTGCTGATACGTTCAATAACAACAAGTTTACCCTCGCAAAGGTCGCATTCTCAAATACATCCGTTGCGGCATTGACGGGAACTGTCAATGATCACATGAAAGAAGCAGCGTACATCAGGGATGCAAATCTTGATCTTTCTACGTACACAGTTTCAAGCATCATCGGAAACAGAATAACGTTTGCAACTGTTCTTGCACAGGCAGATGCAGCAGTGTTCAATAAATTTTCTCCTTACACGAAGTTCACGAACTTTATGTACGGCGGATGGGACGGTGTTAACATCATCGATCGTAATGCAAGAAGAATGAACGATAAGGCGTCATCATTCGATTCAGGCGGTGGTGCTGAATCATCATACGTTGCGCCAGGAATGTTGATCAATCCGAACGGAAGCGGGCAAAGCAACTCGACGGTTGCCTCATACATAACAGCAATCAATATCATGACGGATCCATTGACTGTCAACACGAACATCCTTGCAGTTCCAGGAATTCGTGAATCATTCATCACGGATTATGCGATGAGCAAGGTACGTGATTACAGCCTTGCATTCTATGTTATGGATGTTCCATCATACGATGATTCATCAGCTAGACTATACGATGATTCAACTGAACGCCCGGACGTGGATAAAACTGCCTCACAATTTGATGGGAGATCGATTGATAATGATTATGCAGGAACTTATTTCCCGGATGTTTTCATCGACGATCTAACAAATAGAAGAAGGGTGAAGGTTCCTTCATCAATCGCGGCCTTAGGCGCAATAGCATTTAACGATCGTGTTGCATATCCTTGGTTCGCGCCAGCCGGATTTAATCGGGCTTCTTTGGACTTCGTTAAGAATGTTGGAACGAGATTGAATGTAAGCGATAGGGATCGTCTTTATGATTCACGCATAAATCCGATCGCAACGTTCCCGAGGTTGGGTTTCGTAATCTACGGGCAGAAGACGCTTAAGATTAAGAAATCAGCGCTTGACAGGGTCAACGTTCGTAGATTGTTACTTGAGGTAAAGAGAATCATCATCAACATTGCGAACAAGATGGTGTTCGAACAGAACACGCCGACGGTTAGAAATAAATTTGTCGCTGATTCATCACTTCAACTTGCGTTGATTCAAGCCCAGGCAGGAATTGAAAAATTCAAGGTTATCATGAATGAAACGAATAACACGCCAGAGGATGTTCAATTGAACAAACTTAACGGTCGAATTGTTCTTGTTCCAACGAAAACGATCGAATTTATCGCGGTTGATTTCGTCATAACAAATTCAGGAATCCAGTTCGTTTGAACGGTAGAATTCAAGAAATTACATTGTAAATCATGGAATCCATTTACCCTAAGAACTTTATTGATGCGATATATATCGTAGGAGAATCGTTTTGGCACAATTGAAATTTGGCAGCGCTGGTGTATCTGCAAGGGAAATTGATCTATCTGGTCCTTTGACAAGAGAGCCTACAGGTGTTCCTGCAGGGATTGTTGGAACTGCGTTAAGAGGTCCGGCGTTCGTACCGGTGACTGTTGGTACGTTATCCGACTTTTATGCTAAGTTTGGTCTGACCGACGGGAAGAAATTCGGTCCGTTGGCTGTTACTGAATGGTTGAGAAATGCAGGGTCGGTCACGTATCTCCGAGTCCTTGGAACGGGTGATGGTAAGGAAAGATCTGCAGATGGTTCGGTGACAAGCGCTGGATTTTCTGTCGGAGAGAATCAACCACGATCAAGCGATGGAGCATTATTCGGCAATACGTACGCAAATTCAGGAAGTAATAGCGTTCTTGGCAGAACATACTTTCTTGGCGCATTCATGTCGGAGTCGGCAGGATCAACAATTTTCAGTTCCGCGGGTCTTCAAGGACCAACCGGAATTACACCTGGAATCACCGCATCAGTTCCGATATTGAGGGCGGTCGTCATGGCACCTTCGGGCGTCATATTGCGTCTGTCATCATCCGCAGAAGGAACCAATTCGCAACCTTCGTCGACGCTTGTTGCAACGAACGCTACGTCGAATGGAAGCGTTCTTGGAGCAGTAGTTCTTCTTGATGGAACTGTCGCGAAACAGGAATTCGTGATGTTGCTTAACGGTCATCAAGGATCTGATCCTTTGTATCCGAACGTCATAACTGCATCATTTGATATGACAGCACCGAATTATTTCGCGAACGTGTTAAACACCGATCCGCTGAAATACATGCAGGCTGGTCATTATCTGTATTCACATTGGGACATCTACCCTGCAACGGCAGCATTGACGGGAACTGGATTGATACCAACTGTTTCAGGGTCGGGCGCCGTGACCGCGGCATGTGTCGGTAAGGAGAACGCCGCGTTCCTAACAACGGGTTCATTAAGCAGAAATACGGGTGACAGCACGGTTCCAAATTACGAAGGATGGACTGATCGCTACACCCATGCTAGAACTCCTTGGATCGTATCGCAGAAGTTTGGTGGTGTTGCAACTAACCTATTCAGATTGCACGCGATCGACGCTGGAGCAGGCATATCAAATCTATGCAAATTCTCAATTGAGAATATCGTTCCTTCAACCGATCCTTTGAACGGTTACTGCGCGTTTGATTTGATCATCCGCGATGTAAATGATATCGATACGTCCCAAATTCCATTGGAACAATGGAGAGGCCTATCGCTTGATCCAAGCTCAGATCGTTACATTTCAAAGGTTGTTGGAGACGCCCACATATTTTATGACTGGGACCGTGCGGAAGCAAGTCAAAAAATTGTTGTTGAAGGAAGCTATCCAAATAATTCGAATTACGTTAGGGTCGAAGTTTCATCTGATGTCGAAAATAAATTCATCGATGAATCTTCGTTGCCATTGGGTTTCCGAGGACCAGTTCATCTCATAACGTCTGGTTCGACGCCGTTGGCAACACCTTCGACATCAACACAAATAACGCCAGTTCCTCTTGCACTCAAGAGAACGATCGAACCACCTGTTCCATTCAGAAAAACTATTACCGTTGGTTCCGGAACAAAAGAATCGGTGAATCCGCTTCTGTACTGGGGAACGCAATTTGAGCACGTAACAAGCCTTGATACGCCGAACGCTAGCACGCTTCAGAATGAATCGTTATTCGCGTTCATGAAGCACTATCCAGAAAATTTTGAAACAATCCAAAATTTTGCAATCGGTGATAACGTCGGTGCCGTTGATACAACGGAAAATGGAATCATCGATAGCGATAGGTTCTGCAATAACGCATTTACGCTTGAGAACATTCAGGTCGTAACAAGTTCTGCCACGACGGCCGATCCTGCAGAATGGGATCAGGCAACCTACGTTAGAAATGGTAACATCACAGCAAACGCCACAACGAAAACAAGAAGAGTTACAACTGACGATTTCATCCAATCAAACCGTAGATTCCTAAAATTCACGTTCTTCATGCAGGGCGGATTTGATGGAACAAACATGTTTGATAATGATGAAGCCGAGATAAACAACACCGCAGTTGTTGCTGATATGAACGATACGAACAGAGGTTTAAATTTGGGACCCAACGTTCGAGCGTATTCAAAGGCAATCGACATCATGCAGAACGTTGTCAACGCTGACATTCAATTGTTCGCAATCCCTGGAGTAAGACATCCAATCGTGACAAATGCAGCAATCTCTGCTGTTGAGGACAGATTTGATGCGCTCTACGTGATGGATATTGAGCAGGTAGATAACAATGGTGACAACATAACCACTGATGATCAGCTTGCATCCGTTCAGGGTACGACGACAAACTTCATCGATCGTTCGCTTGATTCAAACTTCGCGGCAGCGTACTTCCCTGACGTTATTGTAACCGATCCTAACACTGACACGAACGTGGTCGTCCCACCTTCTGTTGTTGTTTTGGGTGCTCTTGCGCTCAACGATTCAATCGGACATCCATGGTTTGCACCAGCGGGATTCACGAGAGGTGCATTGTCAACGACGCTTGAAGCAAAGGTTCAACTATCGAAAACAAACATGGATACCTTGTATGATGCAGGTATCAATCCTTTGGTGGCATTCCCAGGAAATGCATCGGGTGGGACGAATCCAAAGGGCGGCGTCGTTGTCTGGGGACAGAAAACTCTTCAGGTCGCTGCATCAGCCCTAGATAGGGTGAACGTTCGTCGATTGTTGATCGATGTCCGCCGTCAGGTGAGAGAGATCGCGCAAACAATCATCTTCGAACCAAACAGAGAATCAACGCTTGCAAAATTCTCAAAGCAGGTAACACCTCGTCTTGAGAGAATTCAGGCACTGTCGGGTATCGACAAATTTAAGGTTGTCATCGATTCATCGACAACAACGCAGCAGGACGTCGAGAACAACACGATACGAGGAAAAATCTTCCTAGTTCCAACTCGCAGCATTGAATTTGTTTCTCTTGACTTCGTCGTAACGAACAACATCAACCAACAGATCTGAGAACTGAATGAAACTAACGAAATCACAACTTAGAAAACTCATCAATGAAGAGCTTGGTCGACTTGATGAGCTTCATCCCGGCTCTGCGATGGGTTCGTACTTGAAGCAGGGTGTTGCTAAATTATGGGAAGCTGACAATATGATCCAAAGGGGCATCGCCGAAGCGTCCACCGATCAGGAACATTCATTATTGACGGCCATTCATAATGCAATTGAAAAACTTGCATTCGCGGTCGACGAAAAGATGCAGCACATCGTTTCAGGAAACGTAAATGTGAAGAAGAAAGCGCCCCTTCCAACGCCGAAAAAGGTAGGATCAGGAAAATGAAGGTCGTCAAACTCACGGCTGAACAGCTTAGAAAGCTTATTCTCAATGAGGCGAAGATGGGTTTGGCGACGGGGACACCGTTCAGGAATGATCCAAATCAGGAGGACGTGAATGCCGACCTTGAGGACCCACCGTCAGGTGCAAAGAAAAAATCATCAAGTGTTGGTGATGATGACGATCAAGTGTTGCGTATGGTAGTATCTTCATTACTTAAAAAGAATGATGCTTCAAAGAAAGGTGCAAATTGATGTTGAAACTAAGCAAAAATCAGTTAAGATCGTTGGTCAATGACGTTGTTAAGCAAAGGATCACTGAATCAAGAATTAATGAGATTGGATCGAGTGATACCATTGTCGAACAATTTGGTCTCGCTCTTCAACAATTACTTGAAGAACGAATTTTCACTGATGAGGATCTTTCATACGGTCTTGAACAGAAGATAAGCGATTTATTATCACCTGACGAAGTAACAGTTCCCGCAAATTACGAAGAAGTTCGATCGCTTGCCCGTGCCTGCACAGATTATGCGTTTGAGAACATCAGATCTGATATTGAAGAGGCCGTGTTCAATGTTCTTCAAATGTTCATTCAGTCAAGGTGATCCTAAGGCACGAGAATAATGATTCTTACGAGAGATAAGCTTCAACAGATAATTGACGAAGAGTATTCTCGTGCCATCGAGAGAAGACGAGAGCACCTTTCTGAAGGTGCTGAAGGTGCTGAAGATGTTAATGACGGTGTGTATGATGCAATCGCTGAATTGGCAGTCGCATCATTTCAGGATCTTTTGAACGTTGATGATGAGCTCATCGATGAAAGGCTCGACGAGCTTGCCGATGATTTATTATCGCTTCTTGATGACGACGAATTTCAACAGTTATATCATAACCTTGATTACGAGAAGTTGCTCGCCGCAATTTCCGCAAAGCACTCAGCTAAATCAAGTATGTCTGAAATGGATATTCTTGATTTAACCGACGAAGCGATAAACATTGCTTTCGGTGGGTGACTGTCAGAAGCGTTACGTGGAGAATAAGAGATTCTTGCATCCCCAAATTTTTGAAACGCCAGCAATTTCAGCTACGTCGTTTTCTGATAAATTCAGTCGTTTGTTTGCTTTGAACTTGAACCGATTGAATCGATTCCTAAAATCGGTCCACCAAAATCTCGGCGTTGTTTCATCTATCAGTCTCATCCCAGCATTAACGTAGCCATTGCCATCACCTCCAAAACGTGTGTCAACGTACGTTATGATTTGTGCATCATTGACGCTTAATTTGGCGTACTTCATCAATCTGCTAATGGCACCCCTAACAACTGTGTAATTCGCAGCACAGCATCTTGCGATTTCGTACTGACCATTGTATTTTTTATGGAATGGTTTTCTGATCGACATCGCAAACACGATTTCATCGTTAAGTTTCAAACAAATTGCATGCGTCGCTGCAACGTCGCCATCGATGTGATTTTCTTCAAAGAACTTTCTTCGTTCAGATGTTTTTAACGTTGCGATTGTTAATGATCTTGCATTTAATTTTCGAGGCGTTACACCCAACTTGTTCATCAACATCGATTTAACGATCTTTCGTTTATCGCGCCATTCATCTTCAAAGACGTGGAATAATGAAATACCGATCAACTTACATGATGCCGATTTTCCTTGATGATAATTTTTTGTTTTGTTCGCCGCTTCACTATGCCAGTACATTCCATTGAACTCTATGGCAAGTTTTTTCTGTGGAACGTAGATATCGATCTCGTTCTTTCCTATGATACCCCTTACGTTCCGACCGATAACAAATCCCAGTGATTCAATGAAATCAGCAATTTCATTCTGTCCCATAGAACCAACGGGTGTGCATGATTGGCAGTGATCTGTTTTAGCTCTCAATAGCGATATCGTTGATTCGTTGCAACAATTTGCACACCTTACATGAATCGAATTCGTTCTGTTATTTTTGTAATCAATTATCGATTGCAGGATAAGTCGTTTGTTGTTCTTTAGCTGATCAACGATCTCGTCATCAGACCATTTGAGTTTGGATGCGTATTCATCACGTGATCTATGTTCCCAAAATTTCATTATTCTTGGATCATCTTCCACTGTTTTCCCAGAATGCCACGAAGTTATTTCACCATCAGCAAAACGCTTACGTAGCTCTTGATTTTTCTTTGCAATACGTTCATCAATATCTTGCGTGAGATCCTTGTTCCATGAAATACGTTTGCCTACGCTGAAATCCTCCTTTATCGATTCGGCCATCTTTGCAACACGTTCATCCGATTCCTTCGTAAGACCTTTTGACCAAATACGAATTTTACCTTCATCGAATGCTTTTTTTCTTCCTATCGATGTTGCTTTTGCACCTTTTGCTATTCGTTCATCAGTTTCCTTCGTAAGACCTTTTGCCCACGAACGCTTGCCTTTTAAAGCTTTCTTTCGTTTTTCGCTTATCTCTTTTGCTTCTTCAACTGAATAAATTGAGTATATGTTTGCGTTATGCCCACGAATGAATTGGCTGTAACCACCGTTCCATCCGTACCACGTTGAATCTTGTTCACACCCACATCCACACCGTTTTGGACCATCATTTAACTCATCCCAAAGTTGCTTCAACGATTGTTTAGAATGAACAGATTGAACATGCTTTTCGAACACCGTAAGTCTCTTCGATGAAAATTCGTTGCATAACGGGCATACATTAAGCTTGTTCTCCTTTTTCATGATTATCTGAATATAAGCACCCTTTCATTGTTAGTTAATTGATTTCAAAAATCGATGGATCAAACTTGAAAATTACTTATATGTAAGTCTAGAACGTCCTCAGAAAGGACTTCCAGGAGGATGAAAAAATCGCTGAGACTTTAGACGTTACATCAATGATTCCGAATCAGTTTGAACCTAAACGCAAAGGTAGATGGATACTCTCAATCGAAGGTATCGATGCGTACATTCTTAAGACGGCAGCTCGTCCGACTGTTACGACTGAACCGGTTGAGATGCCTTTCATAAACTCTCGTAGGTACCTCGCAGGTACAACGAAGTACGGACCAATTGCAATTACGTTGCACGACCCAATAGCACCCTCAGGAGCTCAACAGGTCATGGAATGGATCAGGTTGCATTTTGAATCCGTATCAGGACGAGCAGGTTACGCAGATTTCTACAAGAGGGATTGTCAGCTTAAACTTTTGGATCCCGTAGGAACAGTCATAGAATTGTGGGACCTCAAAGGTGCCCTAATCACAGAGGCAAACTTCGGTGAGCTTTCATACGAAGATTCGGGTGCTCCTGTCGAAATAAGCTTAACGATCCAGGCAGATCAGTACGTTTTACAGTTCTAAGCAAACACGGTTCAAACTAAATGGTACAACTTTCTCCCGAGGTTGTACCATTTGTTCATGACATACGTGAAAGTTAAATGTCCTTCATGCGAGAAACAATTTGCTCAAGAAGCAAAATTTAGAACGCATTATACGTTAGAGCATTCGACCGAAGATCATGTTGACTTTGAACAACTGTACATCGAACACATCCTTCATGGAATTAGTCCCGTATGTGGTTGCGGGTGTGTTGGTAAACCTCGTTTCGATTCGTGGAAAAAAGGTTATACGTCGAAGTTCATCAGAGGACACAACGCGTCGGTTGATAGCGTTTACCTAAATCCAGCAAAACAGGCTGAATTCGCTCAGAAACGAAAGGAAGGTTTTGCTTCCGGCAAGTTCACATCATGGAACGACGGTCTCACAAAAGAAACGTCCGAAATATTGGCAAAGGCCGCAGAGAAGACGTCTAAGACATTTAAGAGAAAATTGAATGAAGGTTTTATTTCATGGCAAACTGGTTTAACTAAGAACTCAGATGACAGAGTAGCTTATATGACCAATTCAAGAAATAAAAAACTATCTTCTGGAGAAATTTCGGTTTGGAATAAAGGTCTTACAAAAGAAACTGACGTTCGACTTAAAGCATTATCTGAAAATCACACAAAAAGATTGCTAGAAAATAATTCAAAACGTCTTACCCCCAAACAGTTCATCGAACGTGTCAACAAACAATCAACCTTCACGATTGTTTCCGATCCATCAACCTACAAGAACAAGTACCAGAGGTTCGATTTCAAGTGTAACGAATGCGGTGAAATTTCACAAAAGACCCTGACGATGCTGATGAATTCACCCGTGTGCTATATATGCCATCCTACGGAATCGAAAGGTCAACTTGAGGTCTACGACTTCGTCAAGTCACTTGCGGCTGATGCAATCCTGTCTGATAGAAATGTTATTTCCCCCAAGGAATTGGATGTTTACGTTCCATCAGCAAAATTTGCCATTGAGTACGATGGATTATACTGGCACAGTGAAACATTCGTTGGCAAAACACATGCGTCTGAAAAGGTAAAAGCGTGCGACGTCGCGGGTGTTAGGATCATGCGTGTATTTGAGGATGAATGGCGTGATAAACGAAAGATCGTTGAATCGATGATCAAACATCGGCTGGGTGTTAATGATGTGAAAGTATACGCAAGAAAGTGCGATGTTGTTGAACTTAAACCTGCCGCACGCCGTGAATTCTTTGAATCTGCACATCTTGAAGGAGATGCTAATTCAACTGTTGCATTCGGTTTAAAATACGATGGAAAGCTCGTTGCTGCAATATCACTTCGAAGACCATTTCATAATCGACATGCGGCAAGGCTCGAGATTGGTCGTTTCGCTCTCGCACCAAATTATTCAGTCCCCGGCGCATTATCTCGTCTTGTAAATAAGTGCCGTGAGTTTGCAATAAAAAATGGGAAAGAATCATTGTTAACGTACGTCGATCGCCGCGTGGGTACAGCAGATGGTTACATCGCCGCTGGTTTTAACGTTCTGAACGAGACAGGTGAACGATTCTGGTGGACTGATTTCACTAATCGAATCAACAGATTTGCGATTAGAGCTGACAAACCGAATGGCATAACACAACAGCAACGAGCTGATGAAGCAGGTGTCGTTCCTCTGTGGGGGTGCAAGAATTTAATTCTTGAACTTTCTGCTCTGTGAGTTGTATCATACTTAAATGTATGTTCGATACAGAAGGCGGTGCGTCTAGGTAATGAAAATCGTTAATGATAGAATCGTTGCGTACATGCGACGAATGGAAAAGCCCGTTTACATGGGTTCCATCGCAATCGAAATTGGATATGGTTTAAACAGGACGCAGCACTTCATCGATAACCTGGTCGATGAAAATATCATTCGTGAAGTAACGCTAAAGGAGAAATCCGATCTTGGGGTGAATGACGAGGTATTGATGTATGTCCTACGAAAAAAGTCGCCAGCTGTTTAATGTCAAAAATTCTGGGCTTCCTTGCAATGAAATAATCTTCAATTCGATGAAATCAATCGTTGATTCAATCGGTCCTATCTCTGTTAGGATGTCACTTGAACAACTTCTCGATATTCAAATGTTGCTTGATTCTGAATTGTTCGGTGAAAAAATTACGTACGTTGAATGGGTTGAAGCATGGGATGCTGTTCTGATTGCCGCCGGATGGGATCAGATTCAATATGAAAAGGCTATCGATGATCGTTGGGATATGATGGACATCCTATCAAAAATTCCTGAAAAATTTGTAACATCAAATTGATGAATAGAATTTAACTTGATCCCTAAATCTTATCAAGGTGTAATTTACCTCTACTACACCTTGATTAAATTAAAGGGATTAAGATGACAGACACAAGAGAAAATAAGAACGCAGTCTTTCAGCAACAGACATCAGCACAACAAGGAATTTCTGCCGTTGAACGTGTGAAGGCTGAATTTGGTCTTGACATTCCGATCGAGGTTGTTCCACTTCCATCGCTCGGTGCTGTTTATCCCGTCGGAAGTCCACTTCATGGCCGCGAAACGATTGAAATTAGATCGATGACCGCAAGGGAGGAGGACATCCTAACGAGCCGAGCGTTGTTGAAGAAAGGAACTGTCATAACAGAACTCATCAAGTCCTGTATGACCGATAAATCATTCGAACCGTCGAGCCTTCTGATCGGAGATCGTAATGCGTTGCTTGTTGCGATTCGTATAACTGGTTACGGCCATGAATACGACGTTGAGATGGAATGCAACGAGTGCGGTGTAAAATCGCCAAGAACGTTTGATCTCTCACAACTTCCCATCAAACAACTACGAATAGAACCGACACAACCTGGCGTAAATTCTTTCGAATTTCTTCTGCCTTACTCAAAGAAGGTGGTGAACTTTCGTTTCATGACCGGAAAGGATGAGGAGGAAATTTCAACAGCACAGGAGAAGATGAAGAAGGCGGGTTTTCAAACTGACTCAAACGTTACAACGAACCTCACCTACAGCATTGAATCAATCGATGGAATAACCGATAGATCAAAGATATCGAACTTCGTTAGAAGCATGCCAGCACGTGATTCACTAGCACTTCGTTCGTACATCAGGGAAAATGAACCTGGTATTGATATGAACCAGGAGGTCGTGTGTTCAGCCTGTGGACACAGTGAGGCGGTGAACATGCCACTCGGCACCGGGTTTCTCTGGCCAACGTTCGATAAGTGATCGAGAGCCTTTTTTCGGTGTAGGACCCGCAGATAAGGAATTGCTGACGTTGGAGCCGGCATTTCTTTTGATGTACTACATGGGTTTTACCTACAAGGAAGTGATGCATCTTCCTGTGGCATTGAAACGATGGTTCATCAACAGGGTTGTGAAAGAATTGTCAAAGGGTTCTGATGATGGAACGAACCAATCAAAGGCCCTACATCAGAACTCTCCGGATGTTCGTGCAATGCAAGGAATGTCACGAACTCAATCTCCTTCTAGGTTGAGAAGATTCACATAATTTCTAGTTTGTAATCAAAGTGGAAATCTAATTCCGAGAATCTTTTCAAATTCCGATGCGGTCGCATTCTTCAGGTGTAACTTTCTCATGACCGTGTCGATCGTTGCACCAGGCAATCTTAATTCCTCCTGAAAACGTCTTGATGCCATCATCGCATTGGTGATGGCACCAATTTCTGCCTGTGTCCCTCGCAATTTTATTTTGGTCGCTTTTCCGATAAGCCAGGCCGCGATCGCCGCAAGAAGAATCTTGCTAACAAGATTCATACTACCTTCATTCAAATCGGTTTCAGGTTCTAACATGACGATAAATAGTCTTAAGGAACTAAGTGGCGTCAAAAGAAGAGTTATCCGAGCAATTGATATTGACGCAGAAGCTGTCAGCAATGACGGAGCAGATGGCTCGTTCCGTTGAGCGGGTCGAAGCAGCGTATTCAACACAGATAACAGCGATAGAAAAGTTAACGCGAGCGATCGAACAATTAAAATCGCAGGATTTAGGCGCGCTCAACAATACAGATCTAAGCGGTCTTCAAAAAGAGGTGATGAAGACAGAAAAGCAAGCGTCCACTTTATCAAATCGCTTGAAGGATACAGCAAAGGATCTATCGAAGAAAATTCCAACATCTGCAATCGTTGCAGGTTCAGCTCTTGCCGGATTGCATCAAGGGTTCAGAAATGTTGTTAACTTGTCGAAGGGATTTTTAGGATTCGTTGGAAATGCTGCGAAGGGTATCAGCAGCATAGCGCTATCAATCCTTACGATTCCGTTCAAAATGTTCACCGCACTTGTCGATATGGCTGCGGAATCGGCAGGAGGATCGAACGAATTAGCAGAAGCGATCGAAAATCTCAGGAAGGAGATGGGCGATCTAAAGGGTCCTGGCACGTCAGCAGTTCTAACCGCAACACAAACGTTGAAAGGATTTTCTGATACCGGGCTGAGCGCATGGCGAGTGTTCGGTACGATGGCAGAACGTCTTCAGAAGGTGACAGCTGTTGCTGTTGCTATGGGTTCCACGTTCGGTCGTTTGACGAATGAATTCAAGCAAAATGGTGGAGCTCTTCTCGCGTTCCAAAAGGGTCTTGGCGTTTCTGACGAACAGATGAAATCACTCGGTGATCGAGCTATCACGCTCGGCGTTCCGATGACGAAGGTGTTCATGGAGATGACCAAGCAAACGCTTGAACTTGGAAAGGCGTTCGAAATCGATCAAAAGTTGATCGGTAAGGACATGGCAAAAGCCTTCCAGGATGTCAAGCATTTCGGTCAGTTAACGGTTAAGGAAATAGCAACGGCATCTGTTTATGCTCGCAAATTGGGAGTTGAACTTGATAAGATCGTTGGAACGCTCGATGCGTTCGAAACATTCGACTCAGCAGCTGAATCTGCTGCAAAATTGTCGCAATCATTCGGTGTTCAGGTTGATGCATTCAAGCTGATGGAAGCACAGAATCCAGCCGATCAGTTGGACATGCTACGAAAATCATTCAAAAATGCCGGTGTTGATGCGTCCCAATTCTCAAGGCAGCAATTAAAACTCTTGCAGATGACGACTGGCCTCGATGAAGCAACTGCGAAGCAGGTATTTTCACTGAAAAATCAAGGAGCCTCGTTAGATCAGATAAAGAAAAAGAGTGAAACAGCTGAAAAGAAATCACTAACCCAAGCCGAAGCGATGTCAAAACTTGCCGATAGCATCGAGCGCATGGTTAAATCAGGCGGCGCAATGTCGGGTGGATTCTTTGAGATGTTCTTCAAGGGAATTCTTGCAGGATTTAGAACTTCCAAGGAATTCCAAACATTGATGATAAACATCAGAAAAGCGTTGTGGGGAGTTTACCAAATTGGTTTCAAACTAGGTCATTTGTTACCAAAGTTGGTTCCCGGCTTGGGCGAATTTTTAGGTGGTTGGAACGATCTCTTTAAGCCATCTAAATGGACGGGTTTGTTCAAGGGGATAAGCGATATCGCAAAACAATATCTCCTCGACGGACCTCAATCGTTCGCAAAAATGATGGACAAATTGAAGAATTTGTTCACGGGTTTCTTTAGCTCAGAAGGTGGATCATCACGGCAAATATTGAGCGGATTCAAAAAATTGTTCAGGTTCCTTGCATCAACCGCCACAGAAGGAATCAAATGGATCGCGCAAAACATAGGTAAAGGTCTTGATGTCATAACGGAATTGATAACGAATCCCGGTAAATTCAAAGCAGCGGCAGCCGCCGGTAAAGGTGGTGCAGCAGGAGCTTTGGGATTCATGGCGGAGACGCTTCTTCCTTTATTCGATGCACTGGGAAATGCAGCAAAATTGTTAGCTCCAAAACTTCTCATCCTCGTGGTGGAAATTGCAAAAAAGATAAAGAAATACCTGCTGTCGCCTGAGTTCATCAAGATAATAAAACCAGCAATCCCTGCAATTGCTGGATTGCTCTTCGGCCCAGCCTTTGCTCGCGCAGCGTTAGGTGGCTTGGTGTCAGTTGTCACCAAAGGTCTTTTTAGCGGCGGCGGTTTGAAAACGCTTTCAGGACTTTTCAAAACAGGTCTTGGCCGGGTCCTCGGCGGCGCGGGAGCTGTTGCAGCTGTCATCGGTGCTTCCATGAGCATCGGTAAATCAATCAAGGAATTGCGAGACAACATTTCCGGTGAATTTGATAAATCGACGAGAACGATCGCCGCCGGAGCAACTGGTATCGTCGATGCAATAACATTGGGATTGTTACCCGACGATCTTAAGCTTCCGATCGCAAACTTTATTGCGAAAATGTCCGATATGTTCTTTGAACAATTAGGAAACGTATTTGGCTCAAAGTTTAGCAAATCTGTAAAGGAATACCTGTCTGCTCAACTTGATGTTGTTGGTGAGATTGGAAATGTATTCACGGCGTTATTCAAAGGTGATGAAGATGCGTTCCTAGATGCGATGATTGCACTAGGCGAAAAGTTGCTTGTCATGTTTGATAAAGGTGTTGATTTCTTCTTGAAGAGACTACCAACCCTAGCGATGAACATTTCCATCAAAATCTTTGGATTTATTACGAAGGCATTGATCAAGGCGGCATCGAGAGCAGTCGAGGGTCTTAAGGAAAAAATCGGCGGGTTTTTTACTGACGCCATATTGGGATCAGTGTCCCAGATACTCAAATTTACGCCTCAAATCACTGATGCAATCAATGCTGCTGTTTCAAAAATAACCGGCGACGTTGGCAAAAAAGCAAAGCCACACAAATTTGCGGAAAAAACGCATGATTTAACGTCAAGCATTAAAGAACGTCTCAATGAAAAAAAGAAGAGTCTTGAGGAAGAAAAGTCACAACCGGTATTGGATGCTGAAACTACGTCCAGCAATATCGAGTCAGTTCAAGCACTTCAGAAAAAGTTAAGCGATAAGTCCGTTGACTTGAAGAAAACAATCGATGATGTAAAGTCAAAATTGGCAGGTATCTCATTCGACGTGATCTCTGATGAAAAAGCAACGCAGCTTGAAAAGGCGGCGGAAGTTTCCAAGAAGATCGCTGAGTTTTCAATTTCAATGAATGATTCATTCCAAGAGATCGGAAAGTTACCAGCAAGCATAAAGGCTGCGACAACCGCTATCAAGGGTGACGGCTTAAAACCCGCGCTGGAAGCTGTTTCTCAGATGGTTAAGCTTGCGAACGATCTTGATACGATGCTAGCGTCCGGAATGAAGATTGATACACCTGTCAAGTTGAAGAAGATGGCAACTGCCGTTGGCTTGGGTGCCAAGGCGAACTATACTGTGACGAACAAGATGGTTCAACTCACGGTTAACCTAAACGTAACGATGGATGCCGGTGAGGTTGAGAAGGTTGTCATCATGAGAAAATCATCAATAATCAGGGAACGTTTGAATTTTGCGCTTGAATCGCCTGCCGACAAGGCGTCCCCACCAATACCCGACTCATTCCAGGCTGGACCTCTACCATTGACCAGAACCACAGGTTGATGAACACTCGATTGCACGAGATAATCTGATGCACGTTAATATTGAAACCATCATTCATAAATAATGATTTAATTGGTGTCCCACGGGTGTGTAAATTACAACTATGAACAAGGATGATGCAATCAAACGCTTAAGAAGCGACGTTTTATTTCGTAAGGCAATGAGCCTTGCAAAAAATGAAAAGGAGCGTAATCGAATTGCATCGATGGCCGAAGATTTGATAAAGAGCGTTTACGGTGCCCTGGAACCTGCGTTCATTGCGATGAATGAAAATCCGGGTGTAAATGATAAACTCAAGGAGGAGCTATCGATGAACACCACCTTAATTACAGGTAGCGTAGGTTCAATCGACACATGACGATAAAAACGGGCAAAGGTGGATTTGAAATTGACGGAAAGGTTTATGATTTCGACGTCGGAGCTCCCGATGCGCCCGGTCTGGATCCGTCGTCACCCGACAGTGGTGACATTAACGTTGATCATTCAAAAAAAGATATCAGCAAGAAAACAAAAATTACGCTTGCAAACTATCTTCATAACTCAACCAAGAATAATCAATTTCCGATCGATTCGTCGTACAAGGAAATAACGATCACGGATGAGCACAACGTGCCAGTTACGTTGGCAGAAACATCGAATGATTCACAATTTTCGTCACTATCAAAGGCCGCAGGAACAACGGTTGATTCTCCTGATCTCAGGGATTACACTGAAAAACCGATTGAAGATCCGAAACCTTCGTTACAGAACATAAGCAAGGGAAAAACATACCCACAACGACAGAACGGTAATGATCTTCTGTCGTCGGTGGAAAAAAATAAACTTCCCAAACCTATCGAGGATTACACCAGTACGATCCTTAAAAGCAACAGGTTCACCGATGCGCACAGAGTTGCTGCCGTAAATCTTCGTCACGTCGATCCACAATACAATCCAACGGTTCACATGCCAGGACGTGGACCCATGACAATGCTTCATCTTGCGCAGGTAGGAACTGCATTGTCGTTAAGAGCATCACAGGAATTTCCAGCAGCATTTAACGATGGATTCAATCCAACGGATGCAGGAGCAGTTGCAGGTGCATTACTTCCTAGCCCAAATCAAATTGGAATATTGAAGGTAAATAACGTTCTACTTGAGGCCCGGGATGTTTTGAACACAATCTCAAATGACGAGGTCGATCCGGCATCATTGATTGAAATATCGCCGTTGGGAAATCAATCGTGGGGTGCGCTAAATAACGTTGAGGAGCCCTTTGCTGGAATACTGAACGTTGGACAGGTCGCCCTTGCGTTAGCATTAACTGCTGCGTTAATGTTGGCGTTTGAAGGTCTCGGCGCACTGTTAAACGTGGGCGGAACAGCATTTCCAAAGCAAAAATTTGATCCAAATACAGGATTGTATACCGCAGGGTCGTATACATTTACACCACAGGAAGATCCAAATTCGGTTAGTTTACCACCGAATTTATTTGCATTGTTGGGAATTAGACCCACAATTTATCCTTTCGGCGATGCATTAAAGGCCGGTGTAGCTGCATTTTTTCTCGGTGCAGCAAGCGCCAAGGCTGACATAGCTGATCAATTGGCAACGGCCGCCGAGGACGCACTAGAAAATGCCTTGAGTGATGCAACCGCAGCAGGCGCAAATATAATAGTTGCTCGTACGATCATCAGATCGGGTACTGCAGTTGCTGAATCGATCAGTAAGGTTGCAAAAGCATTCGCCTCTAATCCGCTCGCCGGTGTCAAGAGCATCGTTGGGTTATTGAACACGATCAGAAAATCGAAGCTTTTTGCGGCGATGAACGTGTTTTCATCATTGGGCGATGCAATTCTCAGCCAGGATCTAACGTCGACAAGGGTTGATGGTTCAAGCAAGGAAATTACGTCGAAGACCGATGCCATTGACGATAACAGTTTGCATTCAACCGTCATCAAAGGTCGATTAAAGGGTTCAGACGGACAATTAACGAACAAGTTAGCATGGAGTTCGAATAGAGCACCATCGATGTATCTCATACCAGATTCAACGATGACGATGCAACTGTTGGACAACAAGTTGGGTTCGTTCAAAGGAATCTTAGGATTATCAGATAATCGTAGTAGAACATCAGCTGTCGTTCAAACGCAGGATTCACAAAAGGAAAAAGGCGCAAGAATAGCGTACGATTCAGAATCTCCCGACGAAATCACAGTTAAATCAATGGAGGCCACGCTTGATGCGGAGTACGTTCCATTCTACTTCCATGATTTAAGAACGAATGAAATCATAAGTTTTCATGCATTCATAGCCGCCCTTACTGAAGATTTTACACCCGCCTGGGAACAATCAGAAGGATTCGGTCGAGTTGATCCCGTTAGGATATACAAGGGTTCGACTGGAAGAAAGATAAATACATCATTCTACATCGCTGCAACATCGGAAGCTGATTTTGATGATATGTGGATGAAAATCAATAAACTTGTGACGTTGGTTTATCCACAATACACGAGAGGTCGTCAATTAAATGATGGAGCCGGTAACATTTTCATACAACCATTTAGTCAGATGATCGGTGCAAGTCCGATGATTCGTTTGAGAATAGGTGATTTGATCAGGTCGAATTATTCAAAGTTTGCTCTAGCACGATTGTTTGGAGCCGATTCAGGAGAAATGCAACTTGACGGAAATGAAATTAAATTTTCAGGTGCTGTATCATCAGCAACATCTGTTTCAAGCGCAATTAAAAAAATCCTAAATGATCCTCAACCAGGAACGTATTACAAAATTTCCGAGGTCGTCGGCGAACTTGATTCAAATTTTGAAACGTCGGCAATTGGCCACGCATCATCATTATCAATTGATCAGGGTGATTTAAAGGGATTCAAATTTAAGCTAATAAATGCCGTTGATGTTAATGTAGCGATGCAAGCCGATGTTATGTCACCCAGCGAGTTAATTGATGAATATGGAATTGACACGCTAACGGCTACAAAATGGAACGGTCAACTACAAACAAAATACAATAACGTTGACAATATCAAACAATTCGTTGTAGGAGGTACGTACAAGATCAATAGATCAATGTTGCGGTTGACAAAACAACTTTACGATAAAACTGTCAACGATGCAACAGGTGGATCGGGTACGGATTCATTGAATAGACTATCAGAATTTCTCGATGATGAAAAAAATGCCTTGGTCAGATCATTCAAGTCAATCAAGGGAAAAGGTCTCGCGGGAACGATAGATTCGATGCAATTTGATTGGTTTGATAAGGTGACATGGGAGGTTGCACCCGGAAAAGCAGCTCCCAAGTTGTGCAAGGTAACGTTAGCGTTCACACCCATTCACGATATTTCACCAGGAATCGATCATAACGGTTACAACAGAGCGCCCGTGTACCCTGTTGGTGCTGCGATGGCACATCGAATTGAACAGGATGGAAAGGGGTGATGTATGTCATTTAGTAGGTACGCTCGAGCTCCAAGGATAGATTTTGGAGCGCAGATGGGAACATCATACGCCGTTCAACAAATACGTTCGGCAATTAAGACGGGTAAACTTCAAACTAGCACGATCATTTTACGCGGCGCTGAACGTCTTGATACGTTAGCAGGATCAATATACGGTGATGCAAGTTATTGGTGGGTCCTTGCTGCTGCTAGCGATATAGGGTGGGGTCTTCAAGTTCCCCCTGGAACAATCATCAATATCGTTGATTTGTCAGCGGTAGCAAGCCTGGTGGGTTGATGTCATTTGAAACGCTTGAGAGCATCTTTAGGATGATCACACCCTTTGATCTATTGGGAACCCAAAAAATTTCCCTTGGCGATCAAACTGGGGATGGCATCGTTTCAGAATTGCTTAAGGTGATTTATGATGTGGGTCCAGGTGGAATTCTTACGATTGAAAATCTTGCAAAACAATTGAATGATTTAACAACGAAGGTTGAATTGAATGATCCTGCAAAATTGGAACAATTCAAAAGGATCTTCAGCTATTACAACAACGCAAATGCAAAAGTTTCCGCGTTGGGTCCTGAACAGGACATGGCACTTCTCAATGACGGACAAACGCTGGTTGATGGCATCAAGTTCAGGGATATCGTAGGAATTGAACCGACCAAAAAAATGGGCGTTCTTCTTTGCAACACAGGTTACATAAGTCCTGCAACACGCAATGGATCACATGTTGAAGTGTTCATGAACTCGTTACCTTCGATCGTTGCTTCTAGGATGGCACCTTTTCTTGAGGTGGAATTTTCATTCAGCAAACCCGACAACGTACCGTTCCAAGCTCCTAGCTTGATGAAATTTCTTCTAGGTGCTGATAAAAGCAACTATGATTTTAACGGAGCTACTCCTGACAACGTTATGCTAACTGCTCGCGGTGAAGCAGGTTTGCAACAGCCGATCGGTGGAATAAAGCAAATAACAACTGCTGGGATGGAGATGTTTACGTCTCCACAGACATTGATAAATGCTAGTCCCGTTTCAAGCGTCGGTAGGTATGTAGACATTCTTGATCCATTTAGACCGTTCATGTCGATAGAGAGTTTGAATGTGAACGTTACACCAACGGTCGGTCTTTTTTCTTATAAGAAAGCCTCATTATCGCTTAAGTTGCATGACCGCTCAAGGCTCGCAGAGATAAGCGATCTTGTGAGACCACAAGCCTATCAGTCTGAGAACTCTGCACCTACGATTTGGCTCACGTACGGATGGAGGCATCCATTTGAACCATCGGGTGGTGGTTCTGGTTCTGAAACGTACGCTGATTTCATCAATTCAAAGATGCTCGTAAGGGAAGCGTATGGAATAGCAAATTCACAATTTAAGTTTGAAACTGACGGTCAGGTCTCAATAACGCTTGAATTGTGGATGAGGGGTGTTCCTGAACTTAGGACAAAAAAAATAACTGACGATCGAGATGGTTCATTAAAGGCATTTGAAGATTTGAAACATTTGGCCGACGATATTAAAAAATACAAGGAAGCATTGGGAATTGGTGCATCCGAGGGAACAAGTCGAGAGGTTAGAGGGTTTTTGTTGATTGACTCCGCGGAACGACAGACATTCCCTGATATGTCAACCGATGAGATTCAAACCGCGTTGAAGGCATTGAAGGATAGCTTCAAAACACCAGGCGCAGGATTGAACACTGAGGCCGCAAATAAACTTGTTGCAACACTTGAAAAATACTATCAAAATACAGACGACAACAAGCAGAATCTTGACTTCAAGACAAAAATCAAAAATAACGCAACTGAAGCAGCATTACGTCGACTCACAGAAGTAACGCGTGGTGTTGACCCATTTCTTCCGATATCGCAAAAATTGAAACCTGGTGATACACAACACCCTTTGACTTCGCTTGTTGATGCTGTTAATGCTTACATGAGTGAAGCAGACGTGAAGGATCTTAAGAAATCTCCCGCAGGGATTCCAGTCGGAACGTTCAACAAAAGATTGGTATCGTTCGGAAAATTAGCGACGGTTTTCATGGGGCAGGCGATCGATTCGATCGACTCTGTCGATGAACTTCAGATGGTATTTTACCAATTGAATGATCGAGCTGGAACGGCCGCGAGCACGAATATCGCACAATTTCCGATCGATATGCAAATTTTTCTTGATCAATATCGTCAGCTTGTTGAACGAAAGGGTTCTGAACGTTTAACCATCGAGGAATTTTTTCAACTGGTCATTGATACTCAATTCAACGATTCACGTGCTCCAGGTTATGGATTCAGATCGTATTTTAAACCATATGATCCTATGAACCCTGAACAACAACTTGAAAAAGGCAAAGAGTTTGGGTATGAAAATGCTCGTGCTGGATTTGATAAAAAGAGCGGTCCCTTCATGCAACCACAGATAGAAATGTACGTGGAAACCGCTTGGGCAGCTGAATCAGGCGGAGATTCTGATCTTTTACATAGATTCGAAAGACAGCAAACTGAATCATCGGGTGTTCCAAATTCAGGTATTGCTGGTACGTACGTACGTGTGATGAGGATCCACGTATTTGACAAAACAAATAATCCTTACAAAGCACAGGGTCGTTTGGTCCGTGGGAACGAAGGAGGCAACCCAAGTTACATTGAAGTTCCAAATGAT